TATATCACTTGGCATAGTTTCCTCCTATGGTTGTTAAAATTCATGGAATATATCTTCGGGGTTTTCCACGGTCGCTAAGATTTCATCGTCGTTAAGAAGTCTTATCTCACCCCCATCTATTTTGATACGTGATCCGGCGTATCTTGCGAATACAATCCAATCACCTTTCTTGCACCAAGGACCTTCTGGGTATCTCTCTTTGTCGTAACAATGAGGACCCATGTCCAATACTAAACCACAAGTAGATGCGACCTGTGATCGTTCGATGGTGTCTTCTGCTAAAATTAACCCGCCTTTAGTTTTTTCCTTTTGTTTAAAAGGTAAAACTAAAATTCTCCAACCCGTAGGTTTAGGTAATTTAGCTGAATCTGATTTTAAATCTTGTTGTTTTTTTACGCCTACCAGTTCTTTATTTGGTAGTTCAATCTTTGGCTTTTGTGCCGTCGAGGTTGATAACTGTTCCTTCATTTTCTTTTTGCTCCTTTTTGTCTAGCAGGCTGGATATTTCCTGACTTAAATATTGATACGTTCGTATCTGTCCTAACATATACTGATATTTTTCCATATTGTCAACCCCGCCCGAAGCCATGGCTGACACAATATCGTCGTGTCTCATCTTAATTATTTTTCTTATCTTATCTATGTATGTAAAGTCTTCCATTATTCTTGTTCCTTTGGTTCATAAAAATCTTCTAGGGCATCTAGTTTTTCTTCTGCCTGTGAGATTTTTTCTAATTGCTTATCTATTTCTTCTAAATGCTGTGGATGTTCTCCAATACCTACAGAATTTTCTAAATAGATTTTTATAACCGCATGCGCTTCTGCAATGTGCGATTCATATCTTTGTCTTAATGCTTCTAAGATTGCGTCTCTCATTAACACTTCCATCTTCTTCGTGCCTGACGGATACGAGAATTAGGGTCATTCTTTGTCTTAGCAGAAGAGTTTCTTAATTGTCCTGCACTTCTAGCGCAATATGACTTTCTTCTGTTAGCAGCTTTTGACCCTTTCTTCACTTTTCCAGTCACGGCTGTTTTTAGTTTAGATCCAGGGTTAGCTGCTCTATAAGCTCTAACACCTTTTGCTGTCATACCTGCACCAGATTTAGTTGGTCGGTAATTAGCACCTGGACCTTTCGTAGTCTTTCTAATTGCCATTACTTTTTCTTTTTTGGCTTCTTAGCTGTCTTGGCTGCTCTTTTAAAGTTAGCTGCAGTTGGTGCACCTTTAGCACCAGGTTTTCTCATCTTCTCACCTGATCCTGCTGCAATTCTTTTTTTCTTCGCATGTATGTTTGCGTATAATCCACGTTTTGCCATTATGCTCTTCCTCCTCTCTTGTACCCCATTTTTTTAGCTATGTGAGGGGCCTTCTTTTTCAAGGCTCTTATGCCTTTGCCTTTTTTACCTTTTGGTAATGGTTTTTTCATTTTTGCTCCTTAGTTTTACAACCGCATCTTTTTCCAAAGATGATGTTTATTATTTTAGTAAATAATTTTTTCACTACTTTTTTTTCTTAGCTTTTGTTTTTTTTTTAACAGATCCACCTTTTTTCATCATAGGCTTCTTCATCATACCGCCGCCCATCATTTTTTCTCTAGGTCTGTTATTATAATCGTTTCTCATTTTTTATCTCCTATTTTTTTCCATTACGAAAAATCTGTGTACCCTTTATACCAAAAATACTCGCAACTACAAGCACCCATAAATTAGTGAACCATTTCGGAAGCTCATGAAAGTATTCAAAGAATAGCTTTACCTTCTCCATAGCAGTTGGATCGTCTGACATTACTGCCCACATTAACACCACGATGGGCGCCGATATGATTACGAGTACAAATTCGTCCTTATAGTCGTTTTGACGGGCTTCAAGAAGTTTACCTTGGTAACTCTCCTCACCTCGAGCCATTTTTTCTGCATGCATTAATTGTGCATCAGACATAGCCATTTTTGTTTTCTGTCTATTACTGTAAATTTTGCTGCCAGCTTGTAACGCGATCTTTGCTAAACTGAACCAGGCCATATTAGAACCAAGTAGCTGTCTTCTTTTTGTCTTTTAACATAGCACGTCTGCCTCTAACTTCTACAGTCGTACCTTTGTCAATTTTGTTATAGACTCTGTACTCGTTAGTTTGGATTTCTGATCTTGGATCAATTCCTACTTTACTTGGAGAGTCACTAACTTCAACGCCACCTGTTTGGAATCCGTCTTTGTTAACGCCTTTGTCTTTTGTAATTTTAACCATAATTATTTTTTCCTTAAAGCTCTACCAAAGCCTCTTTTAGCTTTACCACAACCAACTCTGCCACCTTTTTTGTAGTAATCATTTTTATCATCAATACTACCTCTAGCTGCTATTTCATTCATACCAGATAAATTTGTGCTTGCAGGAAACTTAAGTCCTTGAACCATTCTTTTAGACATTGGAACCATACTTCTATCCATGTCAGCTGTTAAAGCGCCTTGATCTTTTTTTCTAGCTTTTGCAGCTAAAGCTGCTGCACCTAATAAGCCAATCATAGGACCTGCTTTTTTTAAACCTTTTTTTAATTTTCTTCCAAGTTTTTTTAACATAATTTTTCTCCGTTTTTGTTAATTGTATACTATCTTTTAGGTCCTTTCAAGATCCTAATATCTCTTTGTTTGAACCTATCATTTTCTATCTTTGCGTCAATACCCATCTGTGTTTTTTCCAAAGATGTATCGGCTCTTAGCTCTGCTAATTCTTCATTTTGTGCTAATTTATCGTCATGTTGGCCTTGATTCATCATAGCCTTCATTCTGTCTAAATTAATCTTTTCTTGACCTTCAGTCTCTTTTCTTCTGTCATCCATGGCTTTGAGATCAAGTTCTCTTGCTTTTAATTTAGCAATTGGGTCGTTTCCTAGTTGACCCATGATCTTATTCTCTTCTTCCATAAATTCTTGTGTCATTTCTGCAATAAGTTTTGCTTTTCTAGACTCCATAGACAATTGCATACCTAATAATTGTTGTTGCATTTGCATAAACTGTGGAGATTGCATCATTTGTGGCCCTTGCGCCATTAATTGTTGCATCATTTGTTGCATTTGTGTTGTTTGTGCAATTTCTTCTCTAAATTCTACTTCAATTTGCTCTTGTGCCATTAAACTTATGTGTTCAAAAATATTTTTCTCTAATGCACCTAAAATCATCGGATTATTTCGTGCAATATTCGTTGACATAAAGTTTAAATGCGAAGTTATGTGCGCTTGATGGTCTTGACCTTTAAAAGCTTGGAAAGGTTTGCCTGTCATTGCTAAAATATTCTCTTGTGCAGGGTCTATTGGTTGAGGTTGTTGCGGCGGAGGCAAGATTTTATCAATATCTCTTACTCCAATTGCCGTATACATCGCTCTGTACGCTTCATATAGGTTATGAATTTGCGGATTTGACTGTGCAAGTTGTAATTCTGTTTGTGCCATTGTAATTCTTTGTGATTGTGAAAAAATATTTGGGTCTGCAACAGGTAAAATATCTACCTTGTCATCAAAGTCTGCAACTTTTATGTTTCTTTGACCTCCAACTACATCGTAAGGATACTCAGGTGGTAAATAAGTTTTAAAAATTCCTGCTAATAATTTAAATTCACTTTTCATCGCCACATACAATCTTTTATGTATGGCTGACATGACCCTGGAGCCTCGCTCTAAGAGGGCAATAGTCGTTCCAACAGCTGCCTGTTGGTTGCCGTCACCGACTTGCATGTCAGCTATGGCGGCAAATCGTTGTCCTGCTTGTACCACAATACCCATCAACGACAATAAAGTCTGTGATGGTTCTTTAAATGGCAAAGGCATAAACGCATCTCTGATGTTTCCACCAGGTGCATCGACATCTCTGAATTCGCCAGGTTGTATAGACTGTGCTTCGTCTCTTACCCTGATACCACGCTGTTTAAATCCTGCAGGTAAGTTGCTTAAAGTACCTGCATCTAATAATTGTCTTAGAGCTGTTGTGGCAGTTCTTGATAAACCACCAATCATGTGTATTAAACCAAAACCATAAAAACCTAGTCCTGGTAAAAATTTAAAGTGAACAAAGTATTGTATCTTTGTTCTTGTTGGGTCTTCTGCTTTGTAGTTTCTTCTAATAGATAAAATTTCTCTAGAGCCCATTTCTAATGTTACAATGTAAGGTAATTTAATTCCTGTTGGTTCTCCGTCTTGACCTATATCTTCAAATCCTTCTAGATCTAAATCAGTATGACACTCAACAATAGAAAACATATCTTCTTGTCTTGTTTTTGTAACACCTTCTAGTTCTCTTTCCTTTTTCTCTACTTCTGTTTCTTGATCGTAACCAGGTTTGATATCTACGTCTCTATAAAAACCTGATACTTGTTGTTTTCTTAAATCGTTCTCTGACATTTTTAATGTGTGACACACCGCTTCTGCATCTTCTAAAGATGACGCTGTGTAAGGCACGATTAAATCATCAGCCGGTACGAATTTGGAAACGGCTCTACCTAAGAGCTCATCATAATAGACTTTCTTAAAAGTAGAGCCGCTAAGAGGGAGATAAAAAAGCATTTGATCGAACTCGGGTTCATACTCCTTCATCTTATCCATGAGCTGATAGTTCATGAAATCTTTTACTCTAACAGATTGTTCTTCTTTTGCTCTGTCAGGTTTTCCCATGATCTGTGTGTGCACAGGTCCTGTTGCGGGAAGTAATTCTTTGTAAGCTTGTGCTTGAAACTGTGTTACCGCTTCTGCTAATACAGGGTGCGTGGCACCGGAAGCGCCTTGAAACGGTTGTGTTGGATTTTCGTATTTAAATCCTAATAAATCTAAACCTTTAACATAAGAGTCTTCCCAATCTTTTCTAGATTGTTTGTACTGCATATAATTTTCGTAAAGTGTACTTGCTAAATCGCCTAAAACTTCATCGGGTAATAAATCAGCTAAGTTATCAAAATGACTTTCAGTTCCTGCTTGATTAACTGCACCAGGTTCAAAATTAATTTCAGCACCGCCGTCATCAGTTTGAGTTACTTCAATATCATCAGGTGAAGGTATTCTATCTTCTGTAACTTCTGTTTCTGTAACTGCTTCTTCGCCGGGTACGGTTATTGTTTGCTCAACGTTAGGAAGAGCTTTATCTATATTGTCGTCTGCCATTTAATTTCTCCGAGTTCTTGATTGTTTTAACTTGTTTTGTAGGAACATTCAAGCCTTGTGGGTTTGGCCCACTTCGAGGTGGGATTAGGTTAGTTTTAACGTGTTGCATATTTGCAACAAGTGTTTTGTTTGTTTTACTCATCTTTATTCAAAAGGTTGTAAACAAACCC